CTCATCTTTTTTTGCTAACCCGAGAATTTATCTGGAGTTGATGTTAAATGTCCGAAAAGAAAAGCAACAAACGTGCAAGGATTGACAGCACCTCAGAACAGGTGCGCGTCATGACAGCGGCAACAAAGCAAATTGAGCCGCCAAGCAATGTTCCACTGACTGATGCGGATATGCCTTTTTTCGTGAACGTGATTGATGAGTTCGCACGGGCTGAGTGGACTGCACACCAGCTTGAGTTGGCTGCGATGCTGGCAAGAACAATGGCTGATCTGAACACAGAACAGCAGATGCTGCGGCAAGAGGGTTACATCTCTGTGCGCCAAAATGGAACAACTGTTGAGAACCCACGATTGCGCGTTCAAAAATCGTTGAGTGGGGATGTGCTTGCAATGCGCCGTAGTTTATCATTACACGCGCGCGCGAAGGGTGGCGATGCGCGGGATATTGCAAGCCGCAGATCGAAGGCGAAAGACATCGAAGCGGACAACCCACTAGACAGTGATTTGCTTGCACGGCCAAACTGATGTCACGCGGCGAGAGAGTTTGCCAATTCATTGAGGAGTTCTGCCTTGTCCCAGAGGGCAAGCTAGTCGGTCAGCCGATTAAGCTGATGCAGTTTCAGCGCAAATTTATCTTGGATATTTACGACAATCCGAAAGGCACAAGTCGGGCATATCTGAGCGTGGCGCGAAAGAACGGCAAGTCAGCCCTGATCGCTGGCATCTTGCTTGCTCACATTGTTGGGCCAGAGGCGAGACTGAATAGCCAGATCATCAGTGGCGCACGCAGCCGCGATCAGGCATCGCTTGTGTTTAAGTTGGCTGAAAAGATGGTCAGACTTTCGCCTGCGTTGAGCAAGATCATCCGCATCGTGCCATCGCAGAAATCTCTGATTGGCCTGACGATGAATGTGGAATACAAGGCTATATCTGCGGAGGCTGGCACTGCGCACGGGCTGTCACCTGTCTTGGCAATCTTGGATGAAGTCGGTCAGGTGCGCGGCCAACAGGATGGCTTCATTGAGGCGATTGAAACCGCGCAGGGCGCACACGATGATCCATTGTTGATTGCGATCAGCACGCAGGCTGCGACCGATGGCGATCTGTTCAGCATCTGGCTAGACGATGCTGCGAATGCGAAAGACAGGCGAATTGTCAGCCATGTATATACAGCGCCAGAGGGCTGCGATGTCATGGACAAGAAAGCGTGGAAAGCTGCAAACCCTGCGCTTGGTGAGTTCCGAAGCCTGACCGATATTGAGGATTTTGCAAAGCAGGCCGCGCGATTGCCTGCGAAAGAAAACAGCTTCCGATGGTTGTATCTCAACCAGCGCATTGAGGCGACAAGCCCATTCTTGAGCCGTGCTGAGTGGGAGGCAAACAGTGCGCAACCAGAGATACCTTCTGGGTCATTGTGCTATGCTGGGCTTGACCTGTCAGCCAGCCGCGACTTGACTGCGTTTGTGATGGCGTTCCCGATTGATGGAAAATATCACATCAAGTCTCACTTCTTCCTTCCAGCCGATGGCATCAGGGAAAAGTCAAAGACCGACAAAATCCCATACGACATATGGGCAGATCAAGGATATTTGACTTTGATTGACGGGCCAGTGATTTCACCCACAGTGGTTGCGCAGTGCGTTGCAGAGGCATCGGCTGAATATCAGATTGAGTTGCTGGCATACGACAGATGGCGCATCAATGAGTTTACAAAAGAATTGGATGCGATGGGTTGCATTGTAAGTTTGCAGCCATTTGGTCAGGGCTTCAAGGACATGGCCCCTGCCGTTGATAAGCTAGAACGTCTGGTGGCAGACAAGAAGATATGCCACGGCAATAATCCTATTTTGAATATGTGCGCGGCAAATGCTGTTGCGGAACGTGACCCAGCGGGCAATAGAAAATTGACCAAAGCCAGATCAGTAGGTAGAATTGACGGGCTAGTTGCACTGGCTATGGCGCTTGGTGTTGCGGCTTTTGAAGAAACGATTGTTTCGGCTTGGGATGACCCTAACTTTACGCTTGACTAAATCTAGTATATATTCCGAAGAAACCGCGCACATGGAAAGTGACAATGGGTATTTTTGACAGCTTCCGCAACATGGAGGCCCGCAATCTGGAAAATCCAAACGCCCCCGTATCTGCTGAGGACTTCTTGCAGGTCATGGGTTGGGGCGGCGGTTTGTCCGAAGCTGGCATAAATGTCACTATCGACAACGCTTTGGGCGTGCCTGCGATCTGGTCTGCGGTAAACTTCTTGAGCGGCACATTGGCTGGATTGCCGCTAAATATCTACAGAAACACAAGAAAAGGTCGAGTTCTTGTAACAAATGGAACTTTACCGCGCATTTTGAGCAATATTACTAACGATGAGATGTCATCTTTCGAGTGGCGCAAGTATCTTTTCGACCAAGTTTTCACTGGCGGTCGCTGCGTAAGCTACATTGAGCGCAATGCCAGCGGTCAGATTGTCAACATTTGGCCGCTTGATCCTAACCATACGCGCGTGGATCATGTGTATGAAGGCCGCAAATTGGTCAAAGTTTATACCTACAAGGGCATCAAATACGCATCCACTGAGGTGATTGATGTTTCATTTATGATGAAGCCAAACAATTTGGATGTGCGCGGCCCTATCATGACCAACAAGGATGCGATTGGTCTGGCGATTGCTGCAACCAAGTATGGTTCTAAAGCATTCCAGTCTGGCGGTATCCCGCCAATGACGTTGCAAGGCCCATTCCAATCTGGCGCTGCTGCTGCGCGGGCATCAAGTGATGTTGCAAACACCACGATGAAGCTGGCGCGTGAGGGCAAGCCTGTCATGGCTATCCCAATGGGGCATGAGTTGAAGCCTGTTGGTTTTAATCCAAATGAAATGCAGTTGCTTGAGTTGCAGCGGTTCAGCATTGAGCAAATCGCGCGCATCTACAGCTTGCCCCCAGTATTTTTGCAAGACCTGAGCAAAGGCACATACAGCAACACCGAGCAGCAAGACCTTCATTTTGTGAAGCACACGTTGAAGCGGTGGATTGAGCAGTTTGAGCAAGAGTTAAACTTGAAGCTATTTGGGCGTGGCGCAAATCAGTATGTTGAGTTTAACGTGGATGGCTTGCTGCGCGGTGACTTTAAGACCCGCATGGAGGGTCACGCAACGTCAATCCAGAACGGCATCCGCACTCCGAATGAGGTGCGTGACATTGAGAACCTTGAGCCGCTACCAGCAGGCGATCAGTTGATGATCCAAGGTGCGACTGTTCCAATCGCAATGCAAAGCGCAGGGGTTCCTGATGCCAACACCTAATGATGGCATGGTAGAAGAAGCGGAGCGAGGCCTTGCTTGGCGGCGTGAGTTTGGCCGTGGCGGCACTGAGGTCGGTATCGCACGTGCGCGTGACATTGCCAATCGCCGCGATCTTTCGATGGATACTGTGCGCCGCATGAATAGTTACTTTGCGCGACATGAGGTCGATAAAGAGGGCGAAGGCTTTTATCCAGATCAGGATGGATACCCAAGCAATGGTCGCATCGCGTGGGCGCTTTGGGGTGGTGATGCTGGTCAGTCATGGGCGGCACGCATCCTTGAGCAAGAAGATGATGAGCGCGCAGAGACACGCCCATATGAGGGTGAACACGCAGCACGCATTCGTGATCCGCTAGAATTTGACAGCTTTCGCAGGCGCAATGATGAGGGCGGTCAGGGCGTTGATTTCATTTATGGCATCAAGGATGGTGCTGCTGACATCCAGAGCATCCGCTTTAAGGTGGAATTTTTCACTGAAGAACAGGCTTTGGAATGGCTTGATCGCAATGACTTTGAGCCACTTTTGTTTGAACCTGCTGCACCTGTGGACGATGAGCGTTCAAGTGTGGTATCTTTGCCGCAGACATTGGAGGCACAGATGGCAAATGCTGAAATTCGGGCTTTGAGTGAGCCTGTTGAAATTCGTGAAGAAGATGATGGCCCGATCCGCGTGTCAGGCTATGCTGCTGTGTTTGGTCAAGAGACAAACATTGGCGGTATGTTCACTGAGGTGATTGAGGCGGGCGCGTTTGCATCTGCACTTGAGCGCGGTGATGACGTTGTGTTCTTGGTCAATCATGATGGCTTGCCACTGGCCCGCACTCGCTCTGGCACGTTGCGCCTGACGCAAGATGATCGCGGTCTATACATTGAAAGCGAACTTGATCCGACTGACCCAGATGTGCGCGCGATTGTGCCAAAGATGCGGCGCGGTGATCTGGACAAGATGTCGTTTGCGTTTATCCCGACCCGTCAGGAATGGGATGACAGCGGCGATATGCCGAAGCGTAGTATTCAAGACCTACAGCTTTATGATGTATCAATCGTCACCACACCTGCGTATGATGGCACAGAGATTGGTTTGCGTTCCTTGCAGCAATATCGTGAGGAGCAAAAGAAATCCCAAGCGGCACGGCGGCTTCGCATGAAGTCTCGCTTGGCGTAATAGCAGCGGCTCCCGCTGTTGGCCCTGTCCCGCGCCTTGGGCAAGCGCATTTGAAGGAGGCCCACAATGGCTGACATTAAAGACCTGCGGGAGAAGATGGCGCGTATCGCCACTGAGGCCCGCGCAAAGCTGTCCGATGTAACGGACGAAACCCCAGAGGATCGTGCTGCTGAAGTTGAGCGTGAGTTTGACGCAATGATGGCGGACCACGACAAGCTGGCCGCTAAGGTTGAGCGTCTTGAGAAAGTTGAAGCTGCACTTCGCGCTGGCGAGGCAGTTGATTTCTCGCGCCGCCCACAGGCAGAAGCTGGTTCCGCACCTGCGGTAGACGCTGGCTTCCAGATGGACTATCGCTCTGCATTTGCTGAAATGATTGCAGCAGGTGGCGATGCCTATGTGGACGCAGAGGTTCGCAATGTTCTTAAAGAGCATCGCGCACAGACTACTTCTGCTACTGCTGGTGGCTACACTGTCCCAACTGAGTTGGCGACCTTCATTGAGAAGGCGATGATTGCAACTGGCCCAATGTATGGCAACCAGTTCTTCACCTACATCAACTCCACTGATGGCCGCACCTTCAACATCCCAACTGTAGATGACACCGCAGTCACCGCAGTTGCGCACACTGAAGGCACTCAGCCAACAGACGATGGTGGCAAGGACGTTACCTTTGGTCAGAAGTCGCTCGGCGCGTTTGCATTCGACAGCGAGTGGGTTCGCTGGTCGGCAGAACTCAACGCAGACAGCATCTTGAACATGGAAAGCCTGTTGGGCGAGTTGCTCGGTGAGCGTCTTGGCCGCATTGCAAACAGCAAGCTGACCACTGGTTCTGGTTCTTCTGACGTTGAGGGCATCGTGACCAACTCAGCAGCAGGCAAAGTTGCAGCCGCAACTAACGCAGTAACTGCTGATGAGATCATCGACCTGATCCACTCTGTTGATCCAGCCTACCGTTCCGCACCAAACACTGCCATCATGATGGATGACAGCACTTTGGCAGCGGTTCGCAAGTTGAAGGACGGCAACGGCAACTACCTCTGGCAGATGGGCAACTACCAAGCTGGCATCCCACAGAACTTGTTGGGCTACAATGTTGTAGTCAACCAAGCGATGGCTGGCATCGGTGATGGCGCATCTTCCAAGATCATGCTCTTCGGTGATATGTCGAAGTTCTATGTTCGCAAGGTTGGCGCACCATCCATCTACGTTGCGCGTGAGCGTTTTGCACCTGATTACGGCATCTTGGGCTACATCCGCTTTGACGGTGTTCTCTCCAACACTGCTGCAATCAAGCACCTCGCACTGGCCGCATCGTAAGGTCAATTTAACGGCAGGGCGGCAAGTTCGCCCTGCTTATTAAGTTGATCTAGAAATGGAGGGTATTATGCCCAAGATTAAACTCTTAACATCTATGGCAGGCATTGATTTTTCGCATAACGCTGGTGATGTAATTGATGCTAATGAGGCTGAGGCATTGCGCTTTATCTCTGCTGGCATCGCAGAGCCAGTTGAAGAACCGAAGGTTGAGCGCGCAACAAAAAAGCGGTTCACACGCAAGGCCGTAAAGGACGAATAAGCTATGGTTAAGCCTCTTGCCTGTCATGACGCATTAGAACTGCTTGAGGCTCCAGCCACCACCCCTGTCACGCTGACGGAGGTGAAGGCACAGTTGCGCATTGAGCATACTGATGATGACACGCTGATCAATCGCCTTATCAATGTTGCAGTGGCTTACACTGACGTTAAGGGTGCGCTTGGTCATGCGATGATTTCGCAGAAGTGGGGCCAGTGGGTTACAAGCACACCAGCGCAAACTGTCAATCTGACGCTTGGGCCTGTCATCTCTGTTGATGCGGTCAAGTATTACGACATTGATGGCAATTTGCAGACTGACACTCTCAGCAATTATGAGATTTATGGCACTGATTTCACCAAGACAATCGGGCCAAAAGAGGGCTTCAACTGGCCTGTTGCAGAGGATCGTCCAGATGCAATCCGCATTGAATATACAATCGGATATGGCACATCTGCATCTGATGTGCCTGACACGCTTCGCCACGCAATGATGATGCTGATCGGTCATTGGTATGAGCATCGTGAAAATGAATTGGTTGGAAGCATATCAAAGAATATACCATATGGCTTTGACGCTTTGATTGATATGCACAGGCGGTGTTGGTATGGTTAAGGCTGGCCTGCTGCGTGATCGTGCGACCTTTCAGCGACTGAGCGAAGGCGCAGTTGATGATTACGGCAACGTATATACAGGCTGGGCCACACTTGCCACGCGATCTGTGGACATCCGCGAGGTCACTGGCAAAGAGGACATCCAAGGCGGTGCGTTGTCTGATGTCGGTCAGGCAACCATGCGTGCGCGTTCTGACAGCACCACCCAGACCATCACATCGGCTGATCGTGTCGTGTGTCGCGGCAAGACTTGGAACATCAAGGATGTGATCCAGACTGATGCCAAAAATACCATGCTTGAGTTTAAGCTAGAGCGGGGTGTGGCGACATGAGAGTTACTGGTGCTAAAAAATTGCAAAAGCAATTAAAGGACTTGCCCGTTGAGACAAGAACTCAGATTGCCAAGGTCATTAGAAGAAATGCTGAGGCTGGCGCGCGGCTAGCCCGTCAGCTTGCGCCTGTTGACAGCGGACAGTTGAAGGGTTGGATACATACAAAGTATGAAAACGGCGGTTTGACTGCATCTATTGAAGCCGCACCACCAACAAAAGAGGCGCAGATCAAGGCTAAGTCTGTTGAGGGCGGCGCAAAGCGTGAAAATAGAGGCGAGACTAAAGCCGCGCCATATATCAATATCATGAAAAAACACCTAGCAAAGCGCCACAGAAACAATATTAGAAACGCCATCAACAAGGCAGCAAGGAGTGCAGTCAATGGCTGATGGTTTTGGTCTTGCTTTGCAGAAGGGTTTGCGCGCTGCATTGGTTGCGAATAGCGGCGTGACTGCGCTTGTCTCAACTCGTATCTATGATGAGCCACCGCAGAACGTGACATTCCCATATATGCGATTTGGTGACATTGAGCCAAGCGCGTTTGACACTGACACCACCGAAGGGTCGATTGTGGGCATCTCTATTGAGGCTCATTCTCGCAGCGCATCTGGTCGCGTTGAGGCCACGCAAATGGTTGAGGCTGTAAAAGAGGCGCTGCATCGGCAAGAGGCTTCTGTTACAGTAACGGGACACACCTTGGTCGAATTGATATTTCAGACCTATTCGGTTACAAGAGATGATGAGGGTCGTGGCTACACGGCTGTTATCGCGCTTCAAGCGATGCTTGAGGAAACCGCCTAAACTCCGCGCTGTGGGCAAGCGCAATTAATGGAGGCCGATCATGGCTAAACAACTTGGACGCGCCTTGCTCGTTAAGATCGGGGATGGCGAAGTATCTGAAACTTTTGCAAACCTTTGCGGTTTGAACAGCAAGTCGTTGACGATCAACAACTCTGCGATTGACGTAACCACCCCAGACTGCACAACGCCAGAAGGCGCATTGTGGACTGAGACATTGGCTGGCTTGAAGAACGTGTCTGTCTCTGGCGATGGTTTCTTTGAGGACAGCACCGCAGAAGCACGCATGAACACTGTGGCAATGCAGAATGACAATCAGGCAAACTTTCAAGTGATCGTTCCTGATTTTGGCACATATGCAGGCGCATTCCGCATCACATCGCTTGAGTTTGGCGGTGAGACAGAAGGCGGTGTGACCTACAGCATCAGCCTTGAAAGCACTGGCACGGTCACGTTTACGGCTGCGTAATGGCTATCACGGCACAAGCGCCGCGTGGGGGTGTTGTCGAGTATATCGGCAGCACCTCTTATACGTTCATCTTGCGCAACCGCGAGATTGAGCGTTTTGAAGATAAGCATCGCGGTATCTTCGATTTCTGGGAAAGTGTTTTTGGCAGAGGTAAAAAGCCAAGCAGCACAGAGGTGCGTGATCTGGTTGCACTTGCCTTGGTTGGCGGTGGCATGAAGGATCACGATGCTGACAAGGTTCTGTCAGAATGCGGCCCAGATCAACTCATGCACTTGCTTCAACTTGCGCAGGCGATTGTGGGCGTTGCCTTCATGCCAGATGCGATAGAGGAAGCGGAAAATAAATCAAAAAAAAAGATCAAGGAAAACTCCCAAGCCGCCTGAATGTTAGACAGTTAATTCGCAATGGCATTGTCATTGGTTTACGCCCTGATGAAATTCGTGATATGTTGCCAAAAGACACATTCAATATCTTCGAGGGATGGCATGAAGCGCACAATCCCAAGAAGGCTGGTTCTGAGGCCATGTCGGCTGATGAGTATAAGGAACTTGTGAGGCGCGTAGATGGCAATTAGTGCAGAACAGCTAAACGTGATTTTGAGTGCGCGTGATCGTGAGTTCACAAGGGCAATGGATCGGGCGCAGCGCAGGGTTGAGCGTTTTTCTAAGCAGACAAATCGCGGTCTTATGTCGGCAAGTGGCTCGTTCACAGCGTTGGCTGGTGCAGCGCGCACGTTTTTACCTGCACTATCTGCTGGTCTTATTGTCCAACAGGTGCGCCGCGTTGTGTCTGAGTTGGATGAGATCGGCAAAAAGGCTGATGCCATCGGCCTGACCACTGATGCTCTGCAAGAACTTCGCACAGTTGCTGAAGAGGCTGGTGTCTCGCAAGAGGCATTGGATAACTCAATGATGCAGTTCTCGCGGCGCTTGGGTGAGGCGCGGCAGGGCTTAGGTCAGGCGCGTTATGCTTTGGATGACCTTAATTTGAGTGCAGATGATTTGGCACAAATGCCACTAGATCAGGCGCTGCAAACTGTTGCAGAGGAAATGACCAAAGTTGAGGACGCCACATCTCGCACAGCATTGGCGCAGCAGTTGTTTGGCCGTTCTGGCGTTCCGATGTTGAACCTGCTGCGCGAAGGCGCAGATGGAATGGAGCGTATGCGTCAAAACGCGCGTGATCTTGGCATCGTGATTGATGAGGATTTAATCCGCAGCGCAGAAGAAACTGAGAATAAACTTGGCCTCTTGTCGCGCGTGATTAATGCTGATTTGAGTGCTGCGCTTATGAGCCTTGCGCCATTATTGGTCACAGCGGCTAATGGCATTAGAGTTATTGCAGAACAAATTAATTATTTGTTTGCATCAATGCCTATAGAAGATCAAATGCAAGAGCGCAAAGATGAAATTCAACGGCAGATACAGCAAATCAATGCAATGATTTTGGAGGAAAGTCGAACTGGCGCATTCCCAATAGATCCTGAAGGTAACATCCCATATGTGAATGTCGCTGGCGCAGTCAATGGGCTTGAAATGCTTCACGCTGAATTGGATGGCATTAATGCTGTGTTAACCTCTATTGGCCAGAATGATGATACGCCTCCAGCGTTAAATACACAAACTTTGAGTGCAGGCGCGGCTGGCGTTAGAGATGCGCGCGATGCCTATATGGAGTTGATGGAGGCTGCACTTGAGGCAAACCCTGCGCTTGAGGCTGTAGGCTTCACAGCAGAAAGCCTTGGCGAAACCATGAAGATGGTCGAGAGCGGCATGGAAAATGCTTTCATGTCTATGATTGATGGAACGATGACTGCCAAAGAGGCTTTCCGCAGCATGGCCGCAGACATTATCAAGCAGCTTTATCGTGTTCTTGTTGTGCAGCGCATGGTTGGCACTGTCGGTGGCGGTGGCATTGCTGGTGCAATCGGAAATATTTTTGGCATGACACCGACTGGTCAGGCATCAGGTGGCGCTGTGCAGGCTGGTCAGCCATACACAGTTGGTGAGCATGGCCGCGAACTATTCGTGCCACAAAGCGCAGGTCGCATTCTGAGTGTGGCGCAGACAAAAGGCGCTATGGGCGGCGGCGGCGGTGTTGTCGTAAATCAAACGATCAACGTCAGCACGGGTGTGCAACAGACTGTCAGAACAGAGATCAAGCAACTCATGCCGCAGATCGCAGAGAGCGCAAAGAATGCAGTGGTCGATGCCAAGCGGCGCGGTGGATCATATGGAAGGGCGTTTAGCTAATGGCAATTTCGTATCCTTTGTCACTGCCTACAGTCACAAACCCGCGCAGCGTGGAATTGCGTGCGATCAACGCTGTGGCATACAGCCAGTCACCATTTACGTTCGCAGGTCAATCACACGCCTATCAAGGGCAGATGTGGCAAGTTGATGTCAGCCTACCACCTATGCGGCGCACAGCGGCAGAGCAATGGATCGCTTTCCTTGTGTCTCTGCGTGGGCAATACGGCACTTTCCTCTTGGGCGACACAACCTGTTCAAGCATTCGCGGCACAGCCACATCATGCAGCATCACAGGATCATCTGGCGACAACACAGTGAGCGCCACTGTGCCAAGCGGTGAAACTCTGCTTGCGGGCGACTATATCCAGCTTGGCAGCGCATCAACGGCCACGCTCCACAAGGTGCTTGTTGATTACACAGGCACTGGCGCTGCGGCTGACCTTGAGATTTGGCCTGCTTTGCGTGTGAACAGATCGTCTGCATCTGCAACATTATCAAATGCAAGGGGCAACTTCCGCTTGTCCAACAATGAGCAAGCATGGTCGATCAATGAGGCCAGCATTTACGGCATCACGTTTGGCGCAATGGAGGCCATCTGATGTCTCGCACAGTTCCAGCAGCATTGCTCACAGCACTGGCTCAGGCAGAGGTGCAGCCGTTCTATGCGGTTGAGATGCTGTTTGACAGTGGGCCAGTGCGGATTTGGACTGGGTATGGCAACAGGTCGATTGATGGCAACACCTATGTTGGCGGTGGCAATCTGCTGAACATCGAAGGGCTTGGCGAGGTTGCTGATCTGTCTGCCAAGTCAATCACAGTGTCGCTCAGTGGCGTTGCTGTGTCATTGGTATCGCTTGCCCTACAAGAGCCTTACCAGCGCCGCAAATGCCGTGTGTTATTTGGCGCTATTGATGTGGATGACTTTGTGGAAGTGTTTAGCGGTCAGTTAAATACGATGCAAATTGAAGATAGCGGCGAGGCAAGCACAATCTCTGTCTTGGTTGACAGTAAGTTGGTTGAGTTGGAACGCGCAAGCAATCGCCGTTATACAAGTGAAAGCCAAAAGGCGCGCTTCGCTGGAGATACGTTCTTCGATTATGTAAGTGCTATTCAAGACGCGGAGATCGTATGGGGTCGCAAAAGCAGCTAAACGATTATCTGCGTGAGGTTAAGGATAAGCCTTTTCGCTGGGGTGAGCATGACTGCTTCACGTTCAGCAATGCGGCTTTTCAAGCCTATCACGGCTTTGGCTATGCTGATGACTGGCTTGGCCGATACATGAAAGATGGTGAGCCGATGTTGCCATCCAGATTGCGTGTTGAATATGGCGCGATTGATTTCGATGAGGCGATTGAGCAAAAGTTGCAGCCAATCAATTACACGCCACCGCGCGGAGCATTGGTTGCAACAAAGAAGGCTGAACGCTGGTATATCGGCTATGCGCTTGGCATCTGCGTTGGTATAAAGGCGGCGTTCCTTTCAGCGCGTGGTGTGTTATATTTGCCGCTAGAAGATGTGACTAAAGCGTGGGTTCCTAAATGAAAAATCAGCCATTCAACGTATTGCGGCACAGAAATTGGGACGCAGCCCCGCGTGAGCCTGTCACCATTGGTTCACTGTTGCTCACTGGCGGCACGGCTGCTGGCGCTGCTGCGACTGGCCTTGCCTTGGCTGGATATTACGCAGTTGGTGTTGTTGCTACATCCCTTGTGACATCATGGGCAATGAAGGCACTTGCCCCTAAGCCACCAGAACTATCATCATTTGGCGGCGACACATCTTCGCGCGGCATTCTGGTCAATCAGAAAGACCCGCTGTCGCCGCATGATTTTGTATATGGTCAAACCCGCAAGGGCGGCGCGATTACATATTACGAAACCACTGGCACGGATAATAAGTTTCTCCACCAGATCATTGTGCTTGCTGGGCATGAGTTAGAAGAAATTGGTGACATCTATCTCAATGATGAAGTGGTCACGTTAGATGGCGATGGCTTTGTCACAACCGATCCATACAACAGCAAGATCAGGATCAAGAAGCACCTTGGCTCAGACAGCCAGACAGTTGACAGCACACTACTTGCGGAAAGTAATCAGATCACAAGCGCATTTCGCGGGCAGGGCATTGCCTATCTCTATGTGCGCTATGAGTATGATCAAGATGCCTTTCCGAATGGCCTGCCGCTAGTCACAGCCACAGTGAAGGGCAAAAAAGTATATGACCCCCGCACAGCAACAACGGCCTACAGCAACAACGCTGCGCTGTGTGTGCGTGATTTCATCACCAGTGCCTATGGCCTGTCTGACGATCAGATTGACGACACTGTGTTCTCTGCGGCTGCGAATATCTGTGATGAAAATGTGAGCCTATCAGGCGGCGGCACAGAGAAGAAATACACTATCAACGGCATCACGCGCGCTGATATTAACTATGGCGATGTGCTTGGCGACATGATGACAGCCTGTGCTGGATCGCTATTCTGGGGTGCAGGCAAGTGGAAGCTGACAGTTGGCGATTATACCGCACCGACTAAAACCCTGACATTGGATGATCTGCGTGGGCCAATCAGCTTGGCAACGCGCGTTAATCTGCGCGATCAGTTCAACATCGTCAAAGGCACGTTTAACGATGCTTCACAGCGGTGGATCGTCACTGACTATCCAGAGGTCAAAGGCGCAACATTCGTCACAGAGGATGGTGGGCAAGAGACTGCACTTGATCTGCGCCTGCCATACACAACAAGCAGCGCCACCGCACAGCGCCTTGCCAAGCTAACGCTATATCGTGGGCGTGAGCAAATGACATTCACGGCTGACTTTGGCCTAAATGCGTTTGACGTTGAGGTTGGCGAAATCATTGCCCTGACCAATGAGCGTTATGGCTGGACTGAGAAAGAATTTGAGGTGGTTGGCTGGTCGTTTGGTGCAGGCGAAGCGGGTGCTTTGACTGTCAGCCTGACCCTGCGTGAGACAAGCGAAGCTGCGTTTGACTGGACTGCTGAAGAAAAGGCACTGATCCAGAATAACACAACCCTGCCTTCGCCATTCAGCACGGCTGAAGTTGGCTTGTCGATTGATGCGGAACTGCGTGTCGCTAATGAACAGGTCGTTGGTGTGCTTATCATGGACGCATCATCGCAAAGCCCGTTCACGGATCGCTTTGAGGTGCAGTTCAAGCGCAGCGCAGATACTGACTGGATCATGGCGGGTCAGGCAGCAGGCAATCGCTTTGAGGCTGTTGGTATTTCGGATGGCCTGTTTGATGTGCGGGCAAGGTCGGTCAATGTGTTTGGCGCGCGTGGCCCGTGGAATACAATCACTGGCTTCTATGCGACATTGTTTGAGACACCGCCAGAGACTGTGACAAACTTCGCAGCTAACGTGGTTGGCAATACGCTTCACCTTACTTGGACACCCGTTGGCGATCTTGACTTGTCACACTACAAGGTGCGTTTCTCACCGCTGACCACTGGCGCGTCATACAACAACGCTGTGGATGTGATTAAGAAGATCAGCCGTCCTGCAAACAGCATCACCCTGCCATCCAAGACAGGCACATATTTCATCAAGGCTGTGGATAAGCTGGGCAACCCATCAGAGGATGCTGCATCGGTTGTGGTGCAGACCAATGTGGCTGATTTGGATAATCTCAACTTTGTGGAGAACTTGGTTGAGCATCCGACATTCACTGGCGCAAAAGATACTGTGGTCTTGGTCAGCGATGAGACTGGGCCTTATATCACACTCGACACAAGCACCCTGTTTGACAGCGTATCTGGCGACTTTGATGATGCCACTGGCTTGTTTGATGGTGGCGGTGGCAGCACTGTGGCAAGCACAGGCACATATCAGTTCCATGATTACATTGATCTTGGCGCTAAGTATGTGAGCCGTGTGCAGGCTGCAATGGATGTGGATTTTCTCGACTATGCCAATACGTTTGACAGTGCTGCTGGCCTGTTTGACGCGCGTTCAGGCAACTTTGACGGGGATGCCACGCAGTTCGACACGATCAGTGCCAGAACACAGGTCAGCTTTACCGATGATGATCCAGCAGGGTCGCCCACTTGGTCTGCTTGGCAAGATTTCTTTGTTGGCGATATTGCTGCACGGGCGATCCGCTTCCGCGCAATACTTGAGACAAGCGATGGTAACAACGCGCCTGCCGTGCGTGAATTGAGCGTTGAGGTGGATATGCCAGACAGGATTGAAGCTGATGATGACATCACATACACTGGCACACAGAACGTGACGTTCCCATCTGCGTTTAAGGTGACACCAGCCATCGGCATTGCAGCATCATTGGCAGACGGGGATCGTTATGTTATTAGTGGTAAGAGCCGCACAGGCTTTACTATTACGACATATACAGGTGCGTCTGTGAGTAGTAACCCCGTCACGTTTGACTATGTGGCAAAAGGATATGGCAAGGAATTGAGTGCATGAGCCAGAACGATTTTAACATTGCGAACCAAGGCTTCCCGTCTTTCCGCAGCGACATGAACTCTGCGTTTCAGGCGCTGGCGAGTAACTCTGCTGGTGCAACTGAGCCAAGCACAACTTATGCCTACCAGTGGTGGTATGACGAAACCACAGACATCCTGAAAATCCGCAATGCTGACAATGATGCGTGGATTAGCTTTGCTGCGTTTGACCAGACCAATGACACTTGGTCGGTTACGGCCAACTTGCAGTTTGGCGATAATGAAAAACTGCTAATGGGCGATAGTGATGATCTTCAGATTTATCATAACGGCAGCGCTAGTTTTATTGAAGACCTCGGCACTGGTGATATGTATATTCGCGCAGCCACTAACTTTTTTGTTCAAGACGCTGTAAATAACGAGACTATGATTTATGCCGTCAGGGATGAGGGCGTTTCTCTTTATTATAACGGTGCAATCAAAGCCAGAACGCAATCTTATGGTATGAGCGTTGAAGGCTCTGCTATAGCAACAACAGACACAGATACCACTAACACTGGCACTGTCACGCTTGACTTCAATGCCAACCAGAACTTTGTGCTGACCCTGACAGGCAACGTCACACTGGCTAACCCGACTACAGAAAAGGTCGGTCAGTCTGGCTTCATCGTGTTTATCCAAGATGGCACAGGCGGGCGCACAGTGTCGCTTGGCACTGACTATGAGACTGCGGGTGGTGCAGGCTTGACGCTATCCTCTGCGGCTTCCACGACTGACATCGTGCCATACGTTGTCGCTGCATCGGGTCGCATCTTGCTTGGCGCGCCACAGCTTGCATTTGCATAAGGGGGACTGACATGAGTGGCCCATTCGGTTCTTCGCAATGGATGTATTCTAGCGGTGCTGCCTTCTATCCGACAACGATAGAGCAATCTCTGCGCTTTAATGATAATGACAGTGCTTACCTGAGCCGCACTCCTGCGAGTGCAGGGAATCGCAAGACTTGGACTTGGAGCGGTTGGGTTAAACCCTGTAATACAAATGTTGAAAAAAACTTGCTTAGTGTTCGATCAGGCACAAGCTATCCGCACATGTTGTTCTGGATTGAGGACAGTAACAGTTCTACAAGGCTGCGTATACTTGAGCAAACAAACGTAGCAAATCTTATAAATGTTGAAACAACTGCATCCCTGCGCGACCCATCGGCTTGGTATCATATTGTTTTAACTGTGGACACAACTGAAGCAACAGCTTCTGATCGAGTAAAAATTTACATTAATGGCGTTCAGCAAACCGCATTGTCTTTAACTGAATACCCGTCTCTAAATGCAGACCTTGTGACAAATTCAACAACGCCACACGCAATAGGTCGCAGAACCACAAACGGCGGCGCAAATATTTACTCTGATAAATACCTCGCAGAAGTAAACTTCATTGACGGGCAGGCGCTTGACCCGACTGACTTCGGTGAGTTCAAGTCTGGCGTGTGGGTGGCTAAGTCGTATGCAGGCAGCTACGGCACAAACGGGTTTTATCTGAATTTCTCTGACAGCGCGAACATTGGCGATGATCTGTCTGGCAATGCAAATGACTGGACAGCGAATAACCTTGTCGCAACTGATGTGGTGCTTGATAGCCCGACTGGCAAAAACTTTGCTACTTGGAACCCGCTTGCTAAAAACCCATCGTTTGGAAACACAACTCTAAGCGAAGGCAATCTCAGAAGCTATAATGGCGCTGCAAGTAACCAGTATTCAGAGATTAATTTTTATTTGGACACCACAAATAAATACTACTTTGAGTATTATAACATTGTCACCACAGACCCCTTTAGGCCCGCATCTCTTAAAATAGATGACATCACAAATTCAGGCGGGAACAAGATCGAAATCTATATAACCAACAATGGTGCTATTAATGTTGATGGCACTTGGATCGGCTATAGTTTTCCAACCTTAGCTGCGGGTGACATCATGCAGATAGCTTATGATGGTGGCACTGGTAAAATATGGCTTGGAAAAAACGGGACTTATTATAACGCTTCTGGCACTGCTATTGGCGATCCTGCGGCTGGAACTGATCCTATAGCAACACTGACACCTGTTGATTTTAGGATTAGCTCAACATTTTATCAGCAGGGCTGTATCATGAACTTCGGCCAAGACAGCAGCTTTGCAGGCAACAAGACCCCGCAAGGCAACACGGACGACAATGGCGTGGGTGATTTCTTTTATGCGCCACCATCTGGTTTCCTTGCTCTCGCGGCCCAGAACTTGCCAACGCCTGCCATTGACCCTGCACAGGATGATGTGCCTGCGGATTACTTTAATACTGTGTTGTGGACGGGTGACGGGTCTGCGAGGTCAATCTCTGTGGGTTGGCAACCAGATTTTCTGTGGACGAAATCAAGAAGCACCGTTGAAGCGCATCGCTTGCATGACGCGGTTCGTGGCGGCAACGGAACTGTTTTGTATGAGTTGAATAGCAATGAAACTTCTGCTGAAGGCACGGATACTCTGGTCAACGCTTTTGAAGCTGATGGATTTGCAATCAGCGCGGGAGCAAACTCCCCGAATGTTTCTGGTCGCACCTATGTCGGTTGGTCTTGGCTTGCAGGGAACGGCACATCCTCGAACACTGACGGGTCAATCACAAGCACTGTCTCTGTGAACGAAAAGGCAAAGTTTTCGATAATAACTTTTACAAATCCATCATCAAATGGAAACTTTACAGTAGGTCATGGATTGGGCGTTGCCCCAGCAGTGATAATTGCAAAGGAACGCACATACGTAGGTAATAATTGGCATGTGTGGCATAAATATTTTGGTTCAAGTAACAATTCTACATTTCTACATCTAAATGAAACTAACGCCTCTGTCTCTGTATCTGGTTTGTGGGGTGCTGCGGCATCAACTTCTACTGTTGTTGGAGGATACTCAGCCACAAGTGGACCAAGACTTTTTAACAATTCCCAAGACAGCGTCTTGTATTGTTTCGCAGAAGTCGAAGGCTATTCCAAGTTTGGCAGCTTTGTTGGTAATGATGATCCTGATGGCCCCTTTGTATACTTGGGTTTCCTCCCCTCACTCTTGATACTAAAAAATGCAAGTGCAGCACAGCCTTGGGTTATGATTGACAACACAAGATCAAGCTACAATGTGGCGGCAAACAAGCTGTATCCCAATTCTGATGCGGCAGAAAACAGCACATCCACAGATAACAGCATTGATTTCTTGAGTAACGGCTTCAAGCCAAGAGGCGCTGCCGCGTCAAACGATGCAACAAACGGCGCGTCCAATACAATAATCTACATGGCCTTCGCCGAAAACCCCTTCAAATACGCCAACGCGAGGTAACAAACATGGCATGGACTTTTAACGGAAAGATCATCCGCGAAGGCAGAAGCTGGACGGATAACGATGGCATCAAGCACCCGACTAACTGGGGTCGATGGAGTGATGCAGAAAAGCAGGCAGCAGGCTTGGTATGGAAGGATGACCCTGCACCATACGATAATCGCTTCTGGTGGGACGCTGACACGCCCAAGGCATTGGATGATGTGCCTGCGGTTGATGAAAACGGCGATCCTGTGCTTGACGAAAAGGGTGAGCAAGTCATCACCAAGGGCTTGAAGTCGGTTTACAAGAGCCAGACCAAGACCACAGCAGGCGGTCTGCTTGCGCCAAGCGATTGGTATGTCACGCGGCAGGCTGAGACAGGCGAGGCAGTGCCACAGGCTGTGCTTGACTATCGTGCGGCGGTTCGCACTGCGAGTGGTGCTATTGAGAGTGCTATTGATGGTGCTGCGGATCATGCTGCTTTTGTTGCGCTATTCGAGACACCCACCGATGCAGATGGCAATGCCACTGGCAATGCACCGATTAACGACTGGCCAGAGGAGTAATCACAATGGCAACCCTGAATGATCGCGTCCTAGATAATGGCCTAACAGTGCTGGACACAGAGGCAAACGCAATCCATGTGACATCGCAAGAGGCCACCACATACACTGAGGCCACTTCCACATATACCTTGGGCAACAGCACAAGCCTGTCCATTGGCGCGCCACAGGATCGCTCAGGCGGTGGGCGTGAGGTTGTTGTTGCGGCGATCAGCGATGGCTCTGTGACAGGCACAGGCACGGCAACGCACTATGCGATTGTTGACACGAGCAACAGCCGCCTGCTTGCCACTGGCTCACTCACAGCCTCTCAGTCGGTCACATCTGGCAACACATTCACGCTGTCATCGGTTGCGATTGGCATTCCTGATCCCGCGTAAGGGGTCAGGACATGGCGGGATTGTTTGACAGCCAGATCGGTCTGTTTGATGACAGGCAACGCCTGTTTGACGATGGCGGCACTGATCTGCTGTCTGCCCCGCAGTTTGACGATCAGACTGGCCTATTCGATGCCCTGTCTGGCAATTTCGATGATGTCCCTGAGCAAGACCTAAGCCTGACCACAGCGCAGCCCACGTTGGCTGCGTCAAGCATTGGCCAGACCCATGCCCTGTCTGGCACTAGCATCACCACCGCACAGCCCACACTTGCCGCATCTAGCATCACGCAGGGCCACGCACTTACAGCGGCGAACATTTCCACTGCCCCATCTGACGTAGCGTCATCCAGCATCACACAGGATCATGCCCTGTCAGGCGTGAGCTTTTCCACTGGTGTGCCAACAAGTGATGCAGCAGGATTTGCTCAAATCCATGACCTGTCAGGCAACAGCATCATTACCAGCGCCGCATCTGTGGCTGCCATTACGATGGCAGAAGATGAGACATTCAACGCGCAGCCGATTGTATCTGGTAGCCCCACAGTTGGCGCGTCAGGCATCTCACAGGATCATGCACTGTCTGGCACTGCTATTACGGCAAGCAGCCCTGTCTGCGGCGCTGCGGGCCTGACACAGGATCATGCGCTGTCAGGCACTGGCATCACCACGGCACAGCCTGTGATAGGCAGCACGGATATTACAGAAGTTTATCCTCTTGCTGGCGATGGCATTGCGGCGGGTCAGCCCACTGTTGCAGCATCCAGCATTGGTCAGGGTCATGCACTGTCAGGCGGTGACGTTGCATCTGGCGCGCCATCTGTTGCGTCAATCACGATGCAAGAGGATGAGACATTTAACGCGCGGCCAATTACGGCTGGTGCGCCTGTTGTTGCAACGCTTGGCCTGACGCAAGAGCATGACCTGAGTGCTGCTAATATCAATGCACAGCCAGCCGTGGTGGAATCACCTGAGTTGGTCGTGGTGATTAACTTTGCTGGCGATAATATTACAACGGATCAGCCTATCGTGCAGGCCAGCACGATGTATGAGGATGAGACATTCGCGGCTGATCCTGTGGTCAGCGGTGCGCCTGACATTGGCCAGCCACAGATTGTGCAAGAGCATAGCCTGTCAGGCGATGGTATTACGACAGGTCAGCCGATTGTGCCGCCACTGTATCCGAATGCGTCTGTTGGGCGTGTGGCATTGGCTGACGGGCTGACAAACAATGTGGCACTTGTGGCTGATGGCGGTAATGCTGCGATTGTGGATGAGATATACGCCACTGGCGTTGTGCTGAACGATGGGCCAAATCGTGTGGTGATTGATGAGATTGCTGTGGATCAAACAACTGCTGTGCTAGTGACGTTTGGTGGTAATGTGTGTATTATCACGCATAACTCGCCCAACAGCGTAATCGTGGAAGAGGCCGCGTAATGACATTTTATATTAAACAGAATGACACAAGCCCGATTATGCAGGCTACTCTGCAAGATGCCGATGGCAATGCGGTCGATCTGACAGGATCATCTGTGCAGTTTCATATGCGGCCACTGGGCGGCACAACAATCACTGTGGATGCAGCGGCAAGCATCGTCACGCCACTGAGCGGCATTGTGCGTTATGTGTGGAGTGCTGCTGATACTGCGACAATCGGATCATACCAAGCGGAATTTGAGGTGACTTACGCTGATGCCAGTGTTGAGACATTCCCTAATGACGGGTATATTCGTGTTGAAATCATAGATGACATCACATGACCAGTGAAGGTGGGACAGACATGGAGAAAGCAATAATCACAGTGCTTTTTGCTGCTATTGTCAGCCTGCTTGGTTGGACAGTGAAGTCAACGCATGACCTGACCATAAGTGTTGCTCAGATGGAATACATCTTGCAGCAAATTGCGCTGGAGAATTGATGTGTCTGATGAACAGCGTCTTGATCGTATTGAGCAAAAACTAGACAAGCTGGCCGATGCTGTTGTGTCATTGGCCCGTATGGAAGAGCGGATGCTCACCCTGTTTAAGCGCATGGATACGCATGACAAACGCATTGGTAAGGTCGAGGACGATGTGACAGACATGAAGGGCAAGGTCGGAACAAACGGCCAAGCCCTGCGCTTTGCAGAGCGTGTGTTCTGGATTGTCGTGGCCGCTGGCGTGACATACGCATTCAAATCAACAGGTGGATAAATGCTAGGCATTTTAAATACACTGGTCGGCCCAGTATCTGAGATATTGGATAAAGTTATCGTCGATAAAGACGAGCGCGATCGTTTGGCCTTTGAGATTAGTTCACTCGCCGACCGTCAAGCGCACGAGATTGCCCTTGCCCAAATTGAAGTAAACAAGGCTGAGGCAGAGAACGCGGGCGGCGGTTGGATGGGCTTGTTCCGCGCGGGTTGGCGACCAGCAGTCGGGTGGCTCTGCGTGGCAGCATTTGGTTGGTTTTATGTGGTGCAGCCTGTGCTGATCTTTTCCATCGTGGCCTCTGGGCATCCAGCACCAGCCCTGCCAGAATTTGACATGGGGTCGATGATGACTGTGCTGCTTGGCCTACTTGGCCTAGGCGGTATGCGCACCTTGGAACGCATCAGAGGGGCAGAGCCAAGATGACATTCAAACTATCCAAGCGCAGCTTGAGCAAGCTAGAGGGCGTGGATGAGCGTCTGGTGGCTGTTGTGAAGTATGCCATCACTGAAACCAAGGTTGATTTTGGCGTGATCTGTGGCCTGCGCACGATTGAAGAACAGCGCAAGTTAGTCGCTAAAGGCGCAAGTCAAACCATGAGGTCACGCCACATCGATGGCGAGGCAGTTGACCTTATGGCCTTTGTGGGTTCGAGAGCAAGCTGGGAATTAGCTTTGTATCATGAGATTGCTGAGGCTATGCGCAAAGGCGCAGAGGCAGTGGGGGTTGGCATTGTTTGGGGCTGTGCGTGGCATATACCTAATATTTGCTCTTGGGAAGGCAGCATGGAAGATGCTATGAATGACTACGTTGACCTAAGACGTAGCCAACACAGGTCTGCATTCCTAGATGGCCCGCACTTCCAACTCTCAGACTAACAGGCATAAAATGACCGACCTAGACAGAATTATTGCCGCTTGCGAAATCGCACAGCGGGCGGTTAAGCGCCGCAAAACGCAAGCCTTCACTGCTGAAGAAGAACCTATCATTTTACAGGGATTGGCTTCTGTGCCATCATTGTTGTTGTCCCTACTCGACAAGGAACGGCAACATGAAACTCAAGATTATCCTGACAGCACTGGCACTCTGGGCTAGTCCAGTCTTCGCACAGCAGCAATGCGTCCAATATGAACCATTCCGCGACAGCCTAATCTCGCAGGGCGTTGGCTTGATTGCAGAGGCGCAAACCATTGCACCTGATGGCACACCAGCCAGAATTGAGATATGGCGCGCGCCTGACAACACATGGGCGATGATCGGCATTATCAATGATCAGTTGGCCTGCGTGTTGCAATCTGGCACTGATTACGCAGAATTGCCCACGTTCTGAGACAGAAAAACCGCCAGATCGGCGGCTTGTGCTTGAGCATTAAATGCGTGTGGCGGCAAGTTTACGCTATGCGCGTTCACTTCACTGGCGGGCATCATTCGGATTAATTCAATATCAAGTGCAACAAATATATACCATTCAGCCTCACATATTGTGGCTGTGTGATAGCGATAATACGCGCTTCGGTTTGCCTTTGGCCCACCCACTTTGGGGATTTTAGCATTTGCTGCGGCCTTGACTTGCACAGTGACAAGCCTGCCGTTTGGCAATTTGCACCACAGATCGTCACCCCTGCGATCAACGCGGTGACATTCCACCCCATTACTCTCAAGGATATAGGCCGCGAGGAACTCGCCTGCACGGCCCGTTTGCTCTTTCTGGGCTTGGTTGGTCATTCCAAGCTGGCTTTCGGTGATTTAAGTTACTGATCTTGTATCACAAAAAATCAATCCAACCAAATCGGTTTATCCCCGACTATATCCCAGCCCGCCTCGGTCAGGCGATAGCACACCTTTTGGCCAAACCTCATGTTGTTCGATGGCCCCATCAGGTCAAACTTGTGAGTGTCAATAAGGCCAGCCGTTTCAAGTGCAAGTAACTCAGCAGGCGCTTGGCCTTTGCGATAATTAACCTTGCGCATCACATCGACCAGAAAGGTGTGCTGAAGCCTGCGCTGGCGGGCCGCGATATACTCAAGCAGATCAATGCCAACTGGGGTCAACGCTCTGTCAATCAGTCGGCCAACACTCTCGGTCTGAAAGAATGTCATCATTAGAACATCTCCCTTATCCCCAAATAAGCCGCTCTGGCCCTCATCTTTCTAACTGCTTTGAACTCTATCACTCTAATACTTTGCGGGGTCAGGTCATAATCATCTGCGATCTCTTTCAGTTTTTCCCCGCTCATTCTGCGTTGAATAATGTCCTTTTGACGCTCATTAAGGCTATTCATCAGGACACTTATTGTGTTTCTGAACTCAAGCATTTCGTGCGGGCTTTTCTGAGTTAGTGCCTGCACCTCATCAATATCCATAAACACTTCAGCGGTATTTTTCTCCATCGTGTTGTATGCCAAATCATTAGGCCAAAGTTGCTCAAACTTTTTGCCCAAGACCATCATGAGGGTTTCTGCGGCCCTAGTAGGCTGCCCATTCCGCTTTAACGGGCCTCTCTTCATGGATAATAGGTGATAAACAGCCTGTATATTTACATCTGTCTGTCTGCACATCTCAGCGATAGTGCCAAACTTTTCCCTGATAGCTGTCAGCAATCGACCATTGCGAACTTTAATCTCAACACTGAAGTCTTTTTCCATATCGCTCATTTATAATACTCTCCATCTCCACGGCAAACTGGGCAAACCACAACCACAGGCACAAGTTTGCCCTCAATCTCACGCTTGACGACAATGCGTCCATCGCCATCGCATTTGCTGCACTGAACTTTACTCATCCACTTTCTCCCATGTTTCAACGTCCCGCACACCATGGCGCTCAATGTCGTTCAATATGTCGTGCAAGGTGCGGCACAGGTCATCCACAGTATCCTCCTCGATAGGCACTGGCTTGGCTGTCCACCCTATCTGACCATCGTGCAGGCTGTAAGCCTCATGGATGGCCACATAGGGTTGGCCAGCGTCATCTTTGTGACGCATGGCCTGATACCACCACCTACTCATCTGTCAGGCCCTCTGGGCGCGGCACAGGCGGCGATGATGATGTTACAAGGTGTGTGACATAGCATTGGCTCATCATGCCGTTCTCGCGCCACACATCGGCGTTGATAACCATAGCAAACTCGCACTGTTCGCGTGTTTCATATGGGATGCTGGCATAAGTCGTGTCGCTGCTTGCGCTAGATACGATCAGTAATGTCAAATACGTTGCTATCATGCTCTTTCTCCATCTTGGCTAATAATATCAGGCATTCGTGCAAGTCGCCTGCTAATTGCTCATTTCTCATCGCCCTCGCGTCTAGTCTCATAACGTCTAGTTTGCGGGCCAGCCTACGCGCAAAGGCTGTATAATTGTCTGTCATTTGTCTGCCTTTCTCCAGAAATCACGTTGCGTTTGATATTTCACCAGCCGCGCCTCAACTTCGCGCCTGCGATTTTTAACTGACAGTGGCATTTCCTCATCTGCCCATGTTTTCTCAATCTGATCCAGTTCAGCTTCAGCAAGCTGGATGATTGTGTCAAGAAATTGCACCCGCATAGACATTGGTTCACCCGAATATCAGCGGCAAGAAGATGAGCGCGCCAATGCCGATGCCGAACAGGCAAATGCCGCCGATGATGTCTCCGATGATTTCTTTGATATTATGTTGCATTGCTCTGCCTCCAGTTTGGTTGGTGAGGGGCCGAAGCCCCTCTGGGTTATGCGTTCAGCCACTCTTGCGCTCTTTCGTAAGCTGCTGGGTCAGAGCGCTCTCCAAAATTTATCCAACAAGAACGGCCAATGTAGCCCATAATTGAGCCGCGAACAGTGATGCGGATTGAGCGCTTGCCTTTCGGCTGTTCGATTGTGATCATCTTTATTTTCTCCAGTTTGGTTGGTGAGGGGCCGAAGCCCCTCTAAATTACACAGCTACGTTGCGACCGAATTGCTTGCCGTTTGGATAGATGATCGTGAAGCGAGGCGTTGCGCCTTCTTTCCAGTTAACGATCTTGCGGCTCAACTCGACCGACTTGCGAATTGCAGTTTCTTTGCAAGCATCTTCCGCGTGGGCCATGTAGCAAGCGCCGATTTTGATACATACTGTGAACATTTTTCTTACTCCTAACAAAGTTGATGACCCAGTATACGCACAGAAATAAAATATCTTCAACAACAATTTGCACCTGATTAGCATTTTTTTTGCACTAAGAGAAAGAGGGGCCGAAGCCCCTCAGTCTTATTGCGCTTGCTGTTCTTGCTGGATTTGCTCTAGCTTGTCCCGAACCTCACCCCATGAGGTGCAGAACCTATCATCGTCCCAAGCA